CCGCTCGGATAAGTTTGGTGTTCATACAAATTACGGAACTTAGTTCCATCAAATGCTTGGTGAACACTGGTAGTTGAGTTAAATATAATTGAGCCCGTAGCGAATTGCAATTCATCTAAGTCAGTATTGGTGTAATGACGCACTGAGTCTGGGTCAAAAGCCGATAAATTTATTTCTAAAACTCTAACCAAACGGTTAAAAGTTTCTATGGGCACTGCATCGCCTTGGGCTATGGGCAGTCTAGTTTCTAATAATTTACCCATTAGCGACGTCCTGATTGTTCAACATCTATTCTCGTCGAGCCCAAACGCCACTTGTAATCTTTGCGATCCGCTTCGGTATTGTCATCATCAGATTCAATACGCAACACGATTTGTCGGCTTCTAGTTCTAAGACTGGTAAAAGTAGTGCTTTCGGTTATTTGATTGGTCGAGTCAGTAGCTAGAGTTTGGTTATTAAAATCTCTACGTTTTATAACCACATTCACAGCTGGCGTTGGACTGGTACCTAAAGTTTTATCAAAACGTAAGTCTGGTATGAGTTTTTTCAAAAAAGCAAAGTTTTCACCATCGCCTAAATCCAAATCAGCTGACTCTACAAATACACCGTCCATAGAGCTGGTGTCGTCATTTGCACCAGTTTCATGTTGTAACAAATAGTTCACACTAGATAATTTAGCTGTAGCCAAAGGTTTGTCCTCTATCCCGGTATCTAACCAGGCGTAACGCACTAAAGAACCAATAGACCAAGAACCCTCCTCGTAGTTGTAAATCACATATCTTGATATTTCGCCAGTAGCATCGGTTAATGATGGATAGAAAAACCAGACTTCTGAAAACTCGCTATTCAAAGTCGCAAAACATTTGAAAGCTTGACCCAAATCAAGATCTGAAAAAACATAATCTTGCACTGTGCAAGGTAGTTTTTGCACGGCACCGTTGTAAAAATAAAAAGCATTTTTACTCATAAAATACACGCCAGTTGGCGAATTGACTGCTGCTTTGGGACTTATTAAACCAGCTCCTTCGTTGATTAAATTAATCGCAAAAGTCAGTGGTGGTCCAATAAAAGTCATGCTGTACAAAGAAGTATCAGTCCAAATCAAGACTTCTTGCCTAGATTTTAGGCCGCCAATTATTAGTGAACCGCTAGACAACCTTACTGAACCAGCGGTGTTTGTTGCTAATGGTTCAAATTGCAGCTCGTTTTCTTGATCGCTAAAAGCTACCAACATAGGATCAACTGCACCAGTACGAGAACCACTGCTTAAAGGGTCAGCACCTAAAACAATCAAATGCCTATCGGTTTCTGAGGTTATCACTTGCAAACCGACCGTCGGTACTTTGTTAGCACCGCTGATACCAGATAATTCTAAAGCTCTAGTAGATAAACCATTGTCTTCTTTCCAACGAAAGATACCGCCACCTCTAGGGTTGATAATTAAATCTTCGCCAAAATTATCATGCGTCCAAAGTCTTAATTGTCCAGAAGCACTAATAGCACTGCTACTACCATAAGTACCAAAACCCCAAGTACCAGCTCCCCAACCAGTAGATGCGACATAAGAATCCAAGCCAGAATTAATCTGATAAGACCCATCGACGCCTGAGCCACCGTTACCAGAATCACTTGAATTAGCAGTTGCCGATGCCGTGAAGGTATAAGTATTTAGAGATGGCACCGCAGTTATTTGGTGTTCTTGGTTTAAGACCGAAGCAGTGATGTTGCCACCTAAAGAAACTGCACCACTAATGGTAACAAAATCACCTACTACTGCACCATGTGACGAATCTGTTGCTGTGATAGTAGCTGAACCGTCGGTAGCTGAAAAAGTAATACTGTTGGTGGAGGTTTTTCTAATCGGTGTGACATCGTTAAAAGTCCCACCAGACTCGATATAGTATTTGTTAGTGGTGCCCAAACCTAAGAATATTTCGCTACCTAATGATGTCCAGCTGTGTAGCGCTCTAGCAGTGCCTATGTAAGAATTAGCTGTGGCTTTTTCCCAACCACCAATTTTTTCCACACGACCACGACGAAATCGTATTTTGTCGCCATCAACCCAACCGCCTTCGTTAGAATAATCAGTTTCTTCTTTGTTGATTCCTGCTTTGAAATTAAATTTTGTTAGCGGCATGGTTCTCTACCAAAACAAAGTTTAATTATGCCAATCTAATAATAGCGCCTGTTGCTGTAGGACTTGGAAATACTACTGTGAAGTCGCCAGCAGTAGAAGTCTTGTCGCCGCCAAAATCTATTGCACAGATAGCTTTATTCGAGTTAGTAGTGTTGTACAACAAACACCCTCTAGCTGTCACAGTCGCCGTGCTAAATGTTAAATCTGCAAAATCGACTATAGCTGTAGTACCAGAAGTAGTTGGCGTAACATTTGTCAAAGCACTACCACCAGAAGAATAGTTAGTCCCGGTAGCTTGTCCAGTAGTAACAAATGCAGTCGTGCCAGCTCCTAAAGTGGCTGAACTCGTGTATAAAGCTAATTTGATGCTGTCTGCACCGTTGGTTAAATTGTGTCCTTCGACAAGTATTTCTTGCTTAAAACTCGTACAAATTGCTGAGGTTATGGCCATAATTAAAGCTCCTTTATAATTTTAGCCATGTCTTCATGGCCTTGTTGCCTTAATAAATTCACATAAGTCACATTTTTAGAATTTATTGCATTTTTTATACTATGTAATATAACAGAATAGACTTGATTTTGAAAAGCCAAAGCTTGTTGTTTCACATGCTCTGGTGCTTCCATAGATATGTCACAGATTTTTTTAGTTGCTTGTGCTGCCCAGAACTCCGGGTCATGTCCTTTGTGTTCGGAGGTGTGTACTGAAACTCCGCCTAATTTTATAAAACTATCGCTCATCCTTTGTATGGTTCTGGTGGTGCTACGTCTTCGTTAATTTTTAAACCTAGCTCTGCCAGTTTGTCGTTAATCTCCTCATAGTTGCCTATTATAAACTTACCTTCATGCGGTATAGCAACCAAAGGTTTTTCTAATCGATGAAACCCATACAATCTTTCTGGCGCTGGGACATTGCAATCTAATATGGTAGATCTGTTACTGATGCCTACCATGATGTCTTTCTCCATGAGTTTTGCTATCCAGAACTCAACACAAGCTCGACCAGCTTCGGCAAAGTGCATGTTCTCTTTGTAAGAAAAATCTATGCCATATAAATCAACCGCAGCAACTTTGTTATACATAGCAAAAGCCAAAGTGTAAGCTACAGTATTGTTAAGATATGCACACTTACAGTAATCACAAACCTCTTGTAATGGGTACAAAACCGCTTTCGGAACTCTAAAATCCAACTCGCAAGTGTAAACAGGTATTTCTACATTTTCTAAAATATACTGCATGGCTTTGGTTTGTCTGCCTGCGTCTTCGGAATCAAAAAATCTACTAGCTGGGTCCATCATAAACAAACGATCACAATGATAAGTGCCTGCTGCTGAATTGATGCACCATACTTCGTCCCACTCACGACCGTTTTGACTGCCAATGGCGTAATCAACTTGTGAAATGCCCAAGCCTACGATAGCAACTCTCTTGCCTTCTAACTCTGGTATGGGTTCCATTAAGATACGCCAGAGCGTAGCTGGTCGTATCGGTATTCGTCGCGGGTACCACGACCTTCGGATAAGTTTTTCATCCTACTCACTGCCTCCTTGAATCTTGCTTCAAACTGAGCAATGACATCTGGAGGTTCTTTCAAAAAGATAGCACTTTCAACCAAAGTTCCATACAACAAAGCGTCTGGATAATCTGTGGATAAAAATGTCGTACCGCTGTCACTACCACTCGTTAAAGAAGCGGGTTTATGTAAATAATGTAACTCTACTTCGTAAGTTGAATCTGGTATAGGTGCCAATTCAAAAGAGGTTTCATCAAATAAAGAGTAATATTTAGGTTGTCCAGTCGTTGTACCAGGAGAGTATTCTTTGATAAAAGAAGGGTGTTTGAAATCTAAGTAATCATAGGTGCTACTAGAGATAATCGCCAAACTAAAAGGCGCATAAAAATCTGTTGGTGTAGCTAAAAATCTATTTGACGCAGTCAG